CAATTGTAATAACTGCATATGATACCAAAGATGCATACTTTGAAAACTTTCTAAAAGATTATTCAAATTATTATTATGCTGGTACTATGAATACTGATAGTCTTACTGAACATAACTTGCAAGGTAAAGGCTTTAAATTACAACAAGATAGCAATTATATTAAAACTCTTGTAATAACAAGAGTAGATTCTTTAAAAGAAAAGCAAATAAATATTATTACTATTTTTAATCCAACAATAGCTCAAATAGATTCAGATACTTTAGATTATAGTGATAGTAGTCTAGTGCAATACAGGATTAATATTGTATATGAAGGTTTTGATATAAAAACAGCTAAAGCGCAATAAAACAATGGCTAAATTTGCATCAGGCGTTTATGAAGTTACAAACACTACTAAGTTTATAGGTAAAAAAGCACCACGATATAGAAGTAGTTGGGAATTAGCCGTATTTAGAATGTGCGATTCACATCCAAGTGTAATAGGATGGGGAAGTGAAACTCACAGAATACCATACAAAAATCCACTTACTGGAAAGCAAACAGTATATGTTCCTGACTTACTAATGGTATACAAGGACAAAGATGGAAAAAATCATGCTGAAATGGTTGAAATAAAACCAAGCTCTCAAACTCTTGGAGAAGCAAAATCAACAGCAGATAAAGCAGCAGCAGTAGTTAATCATGCAAAATGGGAAGCAGCTAGAGCTTGGTGTAAATCTCAAAATATGAGCTTTAGAGTAATAACAGAAAATGAAATTTTTAATAAGCCTGCCAAAAAAAGCAATAAAAGAAGAGCCATAAGGAAACGAAAATGACAAAGAAATTAGAAGAAGTTTTAAATTTACTTCCTGAAATTGAGGATATGATGCCAGACGCTGAAAAGTCAGAAGAAGAGGAAGTAACTGTTGAAGATATTGAAAATCAAATAGTAGAATATACTGGTTCATTAAGTATTGCTGAAAGAACAGATGCAGCATTACCTATAGTAACTGGTTTAGATGAGTTAGAACGTGAAATGGACGAATATGCTAAAAAAGCCATGAGTACATTCGATGACTTAGTTGATTTGGGTAAGAATGTTGAAGACAGACATGCAGCTCCTATATTTGATAGTGCAAGTAAAATGATACAAGCCGCTTTACAAGCAAAAACTGCAAAAATGGACAAAAAAATTAAAATGATAGAACTTCAAATGAGACAACGTAAAGCTGATTTGGATGATGATAAATTTAATGCTTCCCAAGGAAAAGGCCGTAATGGTGAAGACGAGGATGCAAACGAAGGTGTCATTATTGGTGATAGAAGTGCATTACTAAATGAAATTATGAAGAATATGAAAGAAAACGATAAATAGTATTAACGGAGAATTACAATGAAATCTTTTACACAGTACCTTACTGAAACAAAAAATACTTGGATTTTTAAAATTAAAACTATCCATGAGTTATCTGACAAACAAAGTGATCGAATCGAGAAGCATTTAATGAAATATGACTCGAACGGACTTGGTGCAGCCAAGAAAACAATATTACAGAGTACACCTAGAGACTTTCCAGCTTTTAAGGGATATGAAGTTTATATTTATGAATTTGAAACAAGTCTACCAACTACGGGTAGTCAAGTACAGAAAGAAATTGGTAATATGTTAGGTCTAGCACAAGGCACCCTTTTAGTTAAAGGTGAACATGAAATTGATGCAGACGAGCCAGTTGAAGAAAGTGATAAAAGCATTTTACAAGACGAAGAATATAGTGAAGCTGAAGAAGTAAATTCTGAAGAACTTTACGGAGACAAGTACAACACTAGTTTTGTACAAGAACTATTAAAATTAAGAAAAGAAAAGGAAAAAGACAATGAGTAATTTAGACAGAATTTTAAAGCTTGCTGGTTTTGAAGAAGGAGCTCAGAGTCCACAAGAAGCACGTGAACTAAAAGCAGAACAAGCAGAAGAAATAGCACAAGAAGCAGTTGGTGATTATGCAGACCCAATTTATGATTTATGTGATGATTTAGGATGTGATACTGATCACCCAGTACTTGGAGACTTAATTAAATATTTAGACGGCGACACAATTAAAGATTTTGTAGCAGACTTCCGTAGACATAACGACATGAACCACCCAGGTGAAGATGGCGATTATGGTGATGACGATGAAAACTTTGGTGAAGCAGAAGAAAAAGAAATGTCACCAGAAGATAGAGAAAAAGCTATAAAACGTGCATTTGCACAAGATGAGCCAGAGCGTGGATCAGAAAAGAAAAAAGTATCTTTAAAGAAAGCACCATGGGAAGAGTCAGTAAGCGAAGAAACAGACGGTTGTGCAGATTGCGAATATATGAGAAGCGAAACAGATGGTGAAGTTACTACATGTGATGAATGTGCAGCAGAAAAAAGTCAAACAATGTCAGAAGACGACATTGACGAGAACGCATTTAATCAAGCGGCTGCTGCAGCATCAAGAGCTGGTAAAGATAGTTTTGAGTTTGGTGGTAAAACACACAAAACTACAATGAAAAAAGATACAGCACATAAACTAGATGATGACATTCAAATGAATGAAGCATGTGGTGATTGCGGATGTGATCCAAAAAATCCAACACCAGGTTGTGATTGCCCAACACATACACATGAAGAGATTTCAGAAGCACCTACAATGGACAGTACACAGATGGTAATCATGATGAAAAATGCAGGATTGTCAGAAGAAGCAATTGCTGAAAAATTAAATGAATGGGCAAATACTCCAGATAATGCATCTGAAGTAGAACCAAGAGAACACGGCGAGGCATATGACTTTGCACAGGGTGTAAATTTAAGTCTTAAGCGTTACTTAGACGCAGAAGACATGAAAGTTCAGGTAACAGAGCATAAAGTAGAAGATATGAAAGCACTTTACCAGAGCAAGAAAAACAAATAAACAGGTTATAACATATTAAGATTGACCAAGCATTTATTGCTTGGTTTTTCTTTGATTATTAGCAACTAATTTGGTAGATAAATAATAATATGGCAGTAGATACAAAATTAACCAAAACACCACACAAGCAAGAAGAATATTCTCAAGATCAGCTTATAGAGTTGGCAAAGTGTGCTAATGATCCAAAGTACTTTATGACAGAGCATTGCTATATTCAACACCCTACAAAGGGTCGTATGAAGTTTGACTTATTTGATTATCAAAGAGAATTAGTAGACACTTACCATGATAATAGATATAGTATTAGTATGCTTGCACGACAAACAGGTAAAAGTACCTGTGCGGCAGGATACTTGTTATGGTATGCAATGTTTAATCCAGATCAAACTATTCTTATAGCAGCACACAAATATAGCGGAGCTCAAGAAATTATGCAACGTATACGATTTGCATACGAAACTCTTCCAGACCACATACGTGCAGGTGTAACAGCCTACAATAAAGGGAGCTTGGAGTTTGACAATGGATCACGTGTTATTGCACAAGCAACAACTGAAAATACTGGACGTGGTTTATCCATATCATTAGCATATTTAGACGAGTTTGCATTTGTTAGAGGGACAATTGCACGTGAGTTTTGGACTGCATTATCGCCAACATTAAGTACTGGTGGTAAGTGTATTATTACTAGTACTCCCAATCAAGATGATGACCAGTTTGCACAAATTTGGCGTGAAGCTCAGAAAAATATTGATGATTTTGGAAATGTAACACAAACTGGTAAAAACGGATTTGCACATTATCTTGCCACATGGGAAGTACACCCAGATAGAGATCAAGATTGGGCAGATGAAGAATCTGGTAAAATTGGGGAAGAAAGATTCCGCCGTGAACATAACTGTGAATTTATTGCGTTTGATGAAACACTAATTGATAGCATAAAATTAGCTAGTATGGAAACACAAGAACCATATGCTAAAATGGGTCAAGTACGTTGGTATCGTCCAATTAAGAAAGACCACATCTATATGATTGGATTAGATCCAAGTTTGGGTACAGGGGGAGATAATGCAGCAATACAAGTATACGAACTTCCTGGTATGCGACAGATTGCAGAATGGCAAAATAATAGAACTAAAGTACAGGGCCAAGTAAGAATTATGCAACAAATAGCTGAATATATAGAAAATGAAACATTGGGCGAATCTGAAATTTACTATAGCATAGAAAATAATACTCTTGGCGAAGCAGCACTAGTAACAGTAATGGAAATGGGTGAAGAAAACATTCCAGGTACATTTTTAAGTGAAAGCAAAGCCCACGGAAATTCACGTAAATTTAGACGTGGTTTTACTACAACTCACAAAAGTAAAATAAGTGCGTGTAGTAAATTAAAGCATTGGGTTGAGACTGATAAGCTTGGCGTTGCAAGTAATAATTTGTTACGTGAACTTAAAACGTTTATTGCTCGCGGTAATAGTTTTAGTGCAAAAGAAGGCGAGACAGATGACTTGGTAATGTCATTAGTACTTGTAATTAGAATGTCACAAGAACTAGTAAACTATGAAGAAAAAGCATTTGACTACTTATTATCAGACGATGGATTTGATGATGACTATGTAGAGCCAATGCCATTTAGTATGCTATAATAATGCAATCTACATAAATAGTATAAAGAAAGAACTAACTATGGAACAACTGAGAACTGATATTTTTAATATTTTAAAAGGTGCTGATTTAAACATTGTATTATACACTGATGCAGGACAAAAAACATTAGACCCAGATGCTGCAACAAGATTTTATAATCTTGATGGTGATATGATGATTACTATTAATCGTGAAAATGCAAATACTGAAGTAGTTGTACAAGTTGGTTCAGATTTTGATTTAGACAAAAATAAATCATTACTTGCAAGTATTAAAAATACAGTACATAATGTAATAGGAGAATATACATTGAGACGATTTGATAAGAATATTGAACCAAAAGATTTTTCACATACAACTGTATCAGAGGGATATAGTAAGCCTTTTGGTAGTATAAAAACAAGTTATGTACAAATGGAAAGTGCAAGACTTATTATTAAGCACAATAAAAGTGTAAACGAAGAAGTACGTGGATCACGCTCAAGAAATATACATTCATTATTTGTTGAAAATGCAGAAGGTGAGAGACAAAAGTTTCCTTACAAGTATATGGCAGGCGCTAAAGCAATGACAATGCATGTTAACAATGGCGGAACATTTGAAGATGTAAAAGGAACTACAATCTTAGAAATGTGCGGAGAAATTTCAGAATTGAACCAATTTGTTCGACATGTAACAAAAAACAAGCTGGTAAACGAAGGAAATGTAAATGTAGTTGAAACAGTTAGAGCAAGATTATCAGAATTAAAGCAAACAGTACGTGGATTACAAACAATACGTGGCTATAATTCTCTTGAAGTAAATGAATTACAAGAAACAGAAGAAAAAGTTGAAAAAGGTGTTGACATTGCAAGTAGATTTGTGTATGATACATTTGAGACAGTTAACATGGATACAGTCCTGTCAACAGTTTCACGTATTGTAACAGAAAGAGAAAATATGGACCAGTTCAACAAAGAAACACTTGCTAACCTATATTCAATGATTAAAGACAATCAAGACTTTAGTTTAAGTCTTGATGTAAACGACCCAGAAAATCCAAATAACGAAGACCCTGTAAAATACAGTGGCAGTGATGGTCCAATGGCAAAAGTAAGCGCAATGTTATCTTATCTAGCAAAGACAACTAAAAATGATGATGCGTCAAATATCTTTGGTCGTTTAAGTACTGCAATTTATGAGATGGATAAACCAACAGTAAAACTTGTGGTTAAAGTATTAAATCATATTCTTAAAACAGCATACAAGGACGAAATAAAACAAGTTGAATCATCAGAAGTAATTGCTGAAATAGCAATTTCTGATATTCGTAAGAAAATTGCATAAATAAAAATGCAAGAAAGTGCTTGACAGTAAGCACTAAAAACAATATACTGTATAGGCAAACAAAGGCAAAGCGGTAAATATATCGCATTTTACAAAGTGAAGCACAATGCTTCGCTACTAACACAGGCTATTAGGAGAAACTAACAATGGCAACACTAGCAGAAATCCGTGCGAAACTCGCACAACAAGAAACAAAAACAGGTGGCGGCTCAGCCCCACAAAGTGACAATGCAATATTTGCTCACTGGAACATCGCAGAAGGTACAAGTGCAACACTTCGTTTCCTTCCAGATGCAGATGAAGAAAATACATTCTTTTGGAAAGAGCGTCAAATGATGCGTTTGTCTTTCCCAGGTGTCAAAGGACACGACGAAAACAAATCAGTTACACTTCAAGTACCATGCGTTGAAATGTGGGGAGACAATTGCCCAGTACATGCAGAAATTCGTCCATGGTTTAAAGATGCATCTATGGAAGATATGGCACGTAAGTATTGGAAAAAACGTTCATACATTTTCCAAGGATTTGTAGCACAAAGCGAAATGCAGGAAGATAATGTTCCTACAAACCCAATTCGTCGTTTCGTTATCTCACCACAAATTTACAAAATTATTAGTTCAGCACTTATGGATCCTGATTTTGCAGAAATTCCAACAGATTATGAAGGTGGTACAGACTTTAAGATTGTGAAATCTACAAAAGGTCAATATGCTGACTATTCAACATCTAATTGGGCTCGTAGAGAACGCAGCTTGGATCAAACTGAACGTGATGCAATTGCAGCAAACGGACTGTTTAATTTAAATGACTTCTTACCTAAGAAGCCAGATGCTGAAGCATTGAATGCTATCTTTGAAATGTTTGAAGCAAGTGTTGACGGACAGCTTTATGACCCAGAACGATTTGCAACATTTTATCGTCCATATGGTATTGATGCACCATCAAATACTGGAAACTCAGTACCTGCACCATCAGCTATTAATCCAGCACCAGCTACTCCTGCTCCAGTGGCAGCTCCAGCTACTCCTGCTCCAGTGGCAGAAACAGCTCCAGCGGCAGCTCCAGCAGCAGCTCCAGAGGCAGTAGCGGCTCCAACA